GCAAACTCATTGATGAATTTCTTCGCTTGCGAACGATATCGATATATCTTCTGCTTCTCCTTGTTAGCAGCCTTCCATTTTTCGTTCGCACGTTTTTGTGCTTCTGATGTCATCGCTTTTTCAACTCCTCATCAAGACGTCGGTTCTCTCTTTCAGCATCATTATATCTTTTCCTAACTTGATAGTCTTTAAAAAAAGAAATACCTATCGCTATTACTGAAATCACAACTATAAAAACCCAGCTTTTATCCATAATATATGTTATGATGAAGGTGCACCAAACTAAGGGAATCGGCTCCCTCAGTTTGGTTGAACAATTACTTGTTGAGTTCTTGTTCAATTCTTTGATTTTCTAGCTCTAGTTTTCTCGCTTTTGCTCTTTCGATGCGTCGTTTAACTTGTCGGTCGAGCAAGTAGCTGATTACTAGGGCTATTGTAATTGCCTTCGCCATATCTTTCCTCCTTCCTACATTATTTATTATACCTCCTAACCTATACAAAATCAACCTTTTTCTTAAAAATTACTACTTTTTTATATAAAAAATATCCCCCGTTCGGCACGGGGGATTACGAAGCTGTTGTATGTTATTTTTCGTTTATATTATACCGGCAAAATACATTCCTATACATTTACTCTGTCGAGCATATGTTAATTATAGCATCATTTTCGTACACTTTCTCACATTTGCGTACATAATTACGTACATCAGTAGCTTAACCGTTGACCTGCATAGATCCAGTTAATGTTGCTGATGTGGTTACGACTAGCCAACGAGTTTACCGACGTACCTAGCTTGTTTGCGATGGCTGATAGCGTATCACCTGATTTGACCGTGTAGATACGTGTTGTCTGCCCTATAACGGTCAGACGGTCGCCTGGATGGATAACGGAATAAATCGTCTTTCCGTTGCGACTAGCTAACGCATACATAGACAGTCCATGCTTAGCCGCGATGCTCCACCAAGAATCTCCAGGCTTAACAACATAAGAGCTAGTATTGGTATTTTTAACTGGTTTTGCACCGTTTTTGATCGTGCCCTTAACTTTAATTTTTTGACCCGGATGAATAACGTTATTGATTGACATGCCATTAAGCTGTGCCAACTGATACATGTCCATGCCAAAACGATTTGCGATTGACCACCACGAATCGCCAGGCCGAATAGTATAGTAACTTCCAGAAACAGTAACAGTCGGCTTAACCGCCACGGCGTTTTTAACATCTCCTTTAATAACAGAAACAAGTTCCACGTTTCCATCAGTACCATGCCAGTTATCTGCAAATTGCCACATCGCTACATAATTCATTGACGGGAAATAAGCAAAATCCGGAGCTAACTGTAACCCGGTTGTCTTATAGCTAGCAACCCACAGGCACGTTCCAAATTGCTTGCCAATGCGCTCAATATCTACATATCTTTTCATATAATAGGCACCGCTATATAGTAGCGGTTTATACCCCGCGTCTTTAATGGCTGACATAAACTCAATAATTGCATCGGTATTGGCTGTGCTTGACATCGATGCTCCCTGCTCGTAATCCAGCGCAATAGCAGCTCCCTGTTTTAACCCTGTCCTGTGCGCATCCGCTACTGCATACCTGGCCATCTTTTGCGCGAGCCATCTATCTGATCCAAACTGTCCCCAGAAATAGCCTGCAACGTCCTGGCCGCTTTTTGACGCATTGGCCAGCTGTGCCGAAGCTTTTGGATTTTGATAATGTTCTCCTTCAAAGCCACCGGAACCGCCTAGCTTGACAATGGTAAATTCAGACCCTAACTGTTTGCGTTGTAGCATGTACTCAAAATCACTCAATTGATAGCTGGATACGTCCTGGCCTAATCGATTTGCCTGCGCATTCTGACCGTATAAAAAAAGCCCTGCACAAGCAAGGCCAGCAATTACGATTTTAATCTTATTTTTCATTCGTTGCACCGTCCTTTGGAACAGATACAACGCCAAGAATCGTTAGAATAGTCAGTACTGTATTGATACAGTCCTGTGCTGATGCAATTTTTCCCGTCAAATCCAGTCCCATAATCTGAGCCAGTTGCTGTACTAACAACAGAATCGCAGAAACGAGCGCAACCAACACCGTCTTGTTAAGCGTACCATCTGCGTTGTACAATGCTTTCTTAATTTTATCAACCATTTTTTGATTCCTCCTTAAGCGCATGGATTTCAGTTTCATGCTCAACTAATTTGAGATCATGACGCCTCAGGTCGTCATTAATCTTGTCGATTTCAACTTCTTGCTTGTGAAAATTGGAATTCAGCGTCTTTAAATTGTCGTTAAGCTCATTTAGCGACATTCTAAGCGGTGACAATACGTCTGACATGCCCTTTTTAAGCAGCTTGCTCAACGCAGTCGTAACAACCCCTATTAGGGTAGCTAAGCTGAGGATTTCTCCCCAACTAAGTCCCCATAACCCATGAATCAAACTATCACCTCAATCTTATTATCCTACCCACCCTCCGCATACATAGCAATTAAGCCATTACCGTATCTTCTGGGAACATCTTGTCATAGTCAGCTTTGGTGAACAGTCCAACTCGCACAAAGAGCTGCACGTTCTCCTTGGTAAAGAGCCCCATCCGGTAAAATTCATTTACGATATCATAACTATACATTCTTCATTTCCTCCTTCGAATCTGCATTCTGAACCATCAGCGTCGCAACCGTCTTCTGTAGCATGGCAACCTGGTTTGTCAAGTTGGCCATGGCGAGCATCTGCTGAGCCCGTGCCTGCTGATCAGCGGTAGGCGTCACAGCTACTGTGTCAGCAGGGTGAGCCGCATCGTACTCCTCTTTAGTAGCTCCAGACCATGTTTGCGTGTCTACGTGCCACGTGACAGGCTCATACAGACCGACACCGTTGGAATCAACCGGTGCCACAGTAGTTGCATTCTGTGGCAGTGTACCGCCATCATCGATGAGGTCGGTGTGAGTATAGATGTTGTTTTCATCGTAATAGTAGATTAGCATAATTTTCCTCCTTAGTTATGGATTAAATACGCCATCTCAATAGCCGTTCCGGTACCAGCTGCAATCGCTTGGCGAGGATAGGTGCATAATGCCGTTAAATTGTCACTTAGCGAGATGTCTTGTGTTGGATTAACTCGGTAACGAGTTGATAATCCTGTGGCTTTTGTGTATCCGTTTAGAATCGACGATGGAATTGCTGCCGCTTCTACAAGTTTCCACGCATCCAATTTAGGATATTTAAGCCAGCTTGTATAAAAAACAAGCAGTGAAAAGTTAACAAAGTCCGCCCGTTCAATATAGGTCTTATCAGATAGAGAAAATCCATTTTTAGCCGTTACAGCATTATTCCATCTGGTAATTTTAAGCGCACTAGGTTGTACCAACGATGGCACATTAAGCAACGCATCCCATCTCGTCCTCGGGTAAATCTGAGTGTTTGAACCGTCTGATAACTGTGCGATATATGTCATAGTTTACACATCCTTTATCTTAGTAATTTTGACTATTTGCAGAGTGTCCAACTTGGTTTTGTCGGTGTACGACATAAGACCGTTAGTTTTCTGCGTAGCGTTTGCCGTTGTCGTTGCGTTTTGTCCGGCCGGTCCCTGTGGCCCCCTCGGACCGGTAGCTCCAGTTGCGCCTGTAGCACCGGTTGCTCCGGTAGCACCCTTGGGGCCTTGAACGCCTTGTGGTCCAGTGGCCCCGGTTGCACCTCTCGGACCTTGAACTCCTTGAACTCCTTGAGGTCCCTGTATCCCTCGGCTGGGCTTGTTGGTGTCAGTGCCGTTGATGAACCAGTTGCCATTGCTTCCGATTGTAGGGGTCGGTCCAGCCGGACCTGTGGCACCAGTCGGTCCCTGTGATCCGGTTGCGCCTCTCGGGCCCTGCACACCCTGTACGCCCTGAGGACCTTGTGCACCGCGGCTTGGGCTCTTGGTGTCAGTGCCGTTGATGAACCAGTTGCCGTTGCTTCCGATTGTAGGGGTCGGTCCAGCCGGACCCTGTATACCTTGCGGTCCCCTCGGACCAGTAGCTCCTGTAGCTCCCGTATCGCCTTTGACACCTTGAGGACCTTGTGAACCAGTAGCTCCCTTAGGCCCTTTGATGTTGCCGATTAACGTCTTTGTCATTTACTCACCTCATTCATTTGTAACATAGTACAGATTGCCGTCCGAATCGAGCGAGAATTCAGGAGAATCACTGCCGCTCGAAACTGCCCACAAATCCCCGTTGGCATCAACGGTCAGCGTAAAGAATCCGTTTGCCGGCACGGTGACACCGGAATCCCCTCGTTCCCCCTTGGGACCTTGGAGCCCTTGTATACCTTGAGGCCCACGTGCACCGGCAGTCCCTGTTGCTCCTGTGTCGCCCTTAACGCCTTGTGGCCCTTGTGCACCGGTATCCCCCTTATCTCCTTTAGGACCAGTAGCACCTTCGAGTCCCTGCACGCCCTGAATGCCCTGCGGTCCGGTGGCTCCTGGCAATCCCTGAGGGCCTTGTGCGCCGGTACCACCGGTCAGACCAATCGGCCCTGTTGCGCCAGTAGCGCCTTTATCACCTTTATCACCTTTGATACCTTGAGGACCTGTCGCACCGGTCAAGCCAATCGGCCCCGTTGCGCCAGTAGCACCCTTGTCTCCCTTATCGCCCTTGTCTCCCTTAAGAGAATGAAGCCAATCGGTCGCCGTGCCCTTAAACCCCTGGATAACAGCGATGTCATATGCGCTTAACCCGTTAGTTCCGTCTTTTCCGTCCTTGCCGTTGACCGCTCCTGGTATCACGTATTTTTTTAAATATTCGTGCAAATCCAGTACGGCATCAGCGTGTGTTTGCGGGAAGAACTGTTGCTCATCGCCATTTTCCTCAAGTTCCATCATTTTCTTGATTTTAGCCACGATTTACACATCCTTTACCTTGTCAATTTTTAGCCGTGTAGATGACGTCACCGTCAAATCACCATCTGACCCGTCCCCACCCGTTATCTGCACAAGCGGGGACAGGCGCAGATTCTCACTGTCCTTTGCGATGTCTTTGACGCACAAGATATGCAGTTGCGGATCTACCTGTCCTGATTGGTAAAACGTATTGAGATTGAGCTGCATTGCGTCAAGACGCATCTTAAGCGTCTGATACACGGCACCGGCAACGTCGATTCGCGCATTTATGACTTCAGCATTGTCAGTCTTGGCGTTCAGGACATTCTCAAACTCCTGTGAAAGCTTGTTGGCCAAATTGCGCAACGCTTGCTCCTCATTATTTGCATGATTCTTATAATCCTGTACAGTCTGCCGGTCATCATACACGTCAGCAGACGTCTGTTCTGCAAGCCTGGTCAACGATTCTCTCACGTCAACGCCATACATTTTCTGGCGCAACCACTTGGCCAACGTTTTATTTGCCTCAGACACCTTGGATTGGTCAACAGGACTATCAGTCGGCATGATATGCGTCGGATCCCTGTAATCGACTGTCATTCTATCCCTCCTTAAACAAAAATCTGATTGTAACTGTAGCTGCAGTCCAGGATGGCACCATTGTACTTGTCCGTGTATTGCCATGCATCAGCTCCCGCAGGTCTGGAAGAAGCACTCCAACTGGCTATCCATTTATACTTAGCGTGACTGTCAAAGCGGCTGCTGAACCATGACGCACTCGAATAGTCGCATGTATTCGTATAGCCGGCATCGGTCAGCACCTTGTAAAAGGCATCCACCTCAGCAGTCAACGCGGCCTTGTCCTTAGTAAGCGACCCATCTTCGACGTCACACGAAACCACAGCGCTGGTCGGTATTCCCTTAGCTTTTAGTTTGCTCAAGAACCACTGCGCTTCGGCTTGCGCATCAGAAACGGATACGGCCAAGAAATAGTGATATGCACCGATAAACTTCATTTTAGCCGTAATTCCACGGCTCTTTTGCTCGTCGAATAGCGGATTGAGATATGCACTACCTGTGGCAGACCCTTCAGTCAGCTTGATCATCAAGCCTTTGACGCCTGATTGATACAAGTTGTCATACCATGACTGAGTCTGACTTCCATTGTTCGATGACAAATCAATAAATTTACTACCAGACGTCCAAGCCAGGGTATTGCCACCGCTGTTTTCAAGCTGTTTAACTCGTTCAGACAGTTTGGCATAATCGCTTGACAGCTTGCTGTAACTGTCGGACAGTTGCTGATTCTGTTTGGTCAAGTCCTCGATTTCCTTGTTTGCTTTTGTCTGACGTGACATCAGACGGTTGATCAGTGCCTTCTGCGCGTCGGTTTCCGACCGATGCTGTGCACGATATGCCGTCAGGTCTATCGGATTATCGCTCAACGTGATGGTTGAGTTGGAAATGGTGAGCAGGTCCAGTGACATGGCCACGATGCGTTCCGTTGCATAAAGTCCCTCTAGTTGATTTACAATGCTGACATAACTCCCGCATTCAATCATTCCGATAGTTTCTTCCAGGAAAGACAAATCGATATAACCGGCTTGAAGCTGATATTTAATCGCCTTTTGAGCATTAAGAAAAGCCCTGCCTTTTACAAGCAGAGCCTGTGGCATTGTTACGTCTTCCCACGTTTCAGTTTTGACATGGATTCCGAATTGACTGATCAGCTGATCGTCACGCAGATAATCGTTGCCTCCATTAACGCTGGCAATTGTTAAGTGCGGGCTTGAAACGTCGGTACTGCCATCGTTGTTCTGCCGTTCTTGAGTTGCGCCGAGCGGCTTAAGAACAGTAACGATTTCGCTTGGATCAACAGTCCGTGAACTTGACACCATGTTATGCGCAAGCTCGATCCTCTGCGGACAATCGGAGGATATTTCCGGCTCGTAGTCAAGCATTAGCTTGCCGTCTACATTCCTGATCCTCATTTCTCCACCCAAGCGACTGATGAGCTTGTCTTGTATGTTATCATACGTATCTTTGGTATCATCAGCATATCGATACACGTTATCCGTTGAATTTGTCACCGTGACCGTCCCGAGCGTTATCTGCTTGTAGGACTCGACCTGCTTATTGTGCTCGGTTATGAGAGACTGCAGAAAGTCCTTAGGCGTGGTGTTATGAAACTCTTTCCACGGCTGAACGCTGTCGTGCAGAAATCCCTCCAATCCTTCGCATACCGCCTCCTTCTGTACTGTCCCCGACGAATCCATACTGTCGGAATACGTAAGAACCCGCCCTTCAAAGAGCGTCAGCCCCTTATCCGGACGGGTTACCTTGACAAAGCACGTATAGGGCTCAATTTCCGTATACATCGCATGCGTCGGGTCTATATCGAACGTAAATGAATCATATGTCGTCGTGCTTTTTGATAGCACCGCAGAAACAAGCCTGTAGTTTGGGAAGATATCAGAGTTGAGCACCTTCTCTTCGCCATTCCAACCGTTTCTGATCGTAATGCGAAATCCCTTTGTCATGGCCATTCCTCCGTCCATTTAAACTTAACCTTACCAGTGCCTTCGATGTTAACGACATTTTCGCCCGGCATCAGCTCCAGGTAAGGGTTGACATTGTCCCCGGCTTTAAGCGCGAAGACGTGGTCATTGACTGACGCAGACATGGCCGTGGAGCAGGTCACAGTCAACCGAACCCGGTTATGACCTGTATTTATCAGCAGCACGCTCTCATGCCCTTTGACGTCAACCTCGATATTGGAGGCGGCGTCAAGATTAAAGTAGAACGCGTCCCATACATCGTCATAGCAACGCTTGAGCCGATAAGCATAACACTGGAATACGACCGTCACCTTGCAAAAACTCCAACCTTCTTCGATTGTCGGAGCGGTCTGAACTTCGGCCATGAAAGCATAGCCCGGCATGGCATCATCCTTGAGCAGTGTCTTTCCAGTAGGCTTCATCAACCAATTCATCAGTTCCGTCAGTTTCTGATTCATCAATGACAGGTTCTCCTGGCCGTATGGCAGACGGCAGGGAAACGTCACTGTCCGTTCATCGTACGTGTTGAGGCCGTACAAGTCGCTCAAATCGATATATCCCGTACGGTACGGCAACTGCAGCTGAGACTTGCGCTTGGACGGCATTGTCACTGTCTTTTCTGCCAGCACTACCAGCTCGAAATCGCTCGAGTGGTGACCGGCAAATTCGAAACCATATGGTCTAGATTCTTGTGTCAATCGACATCCCCCTTCCTAGCATCGTATCTCTTCTATTCCTTTCAACTGATCCGTACTGTTCATAGCTGCGGGCAAAACTGGAGCCGTCGACTCTCAACTGTTTGTTGGCAATGGCGTCAAGCTTCTGCCCGATATCTGCCAGTTGCCTGTCAGCATTGCCCGAACTGAGAATGCGCAGCACTTCAATCTGTTCTTCGCTGGCACCGAATATCTTAGACAGCATGGTCAGCATTGCGCTCAAAGTCTGTTCAAGTCTGTTGTTTGACTTCTCAGACTCAACATCGGATTTGGATACTCCCTGATGATTGTCGGTGCGGGCAAAATAGTCCAATGATTTCTGCATGAGCTGATATGCTCTTGACCGTTTTGACAAATCCAGTGGAATGACCATTTCCGGAAGGTTTTGCTCAGCCATCTCATACACTCCGTGAGTGGAGACCAGGCCGCCGTTGGCATAGCCATGTCCCTTGCCAAGAGCCGAAAGACTTGCGCCGTATCTCGTGCGAGCATAGTTCAGTCCGGCAAGCATGTTGTCATAGCCATTCCAGATATCCTTGTGTCCGGCAAGAGCGTATGCATTGAACGTGCTTCGCTTTGTCTGCATGAGACCGAGTGCCGGACCCGAACCGTCTCCGTCAGGGTCTGCTCCGGGCTGTTTAGCATGCGGATTGCCGCCGGATTCCGTATTGATCTGTCTGAGCACCTTGCTTACCATGGCACTGCTTATGGAGAGCCCCAACTTAGCCAACGCCTTCTTGACATAGGGTTCCCATCTCTTTACACCAGACCCGCTTGGATTTGTGCCACTGTCATCATAACTCTTCAGCAGCTTCTTGAAGGCCTGTGTTACCGGATTTATCAGTGACTTTTTGGCCATGTTCCTTGTCTGATCCATCAATGTTGTGTGAGTGAAACTGAACGCCTGAACACTTGGCCAGTGACTGAATCCTCTGGCAATCCATTTAACCGGTTTCTTCAAGACGTCAAGCACGCTGTCGGCAATGTCCAGTGCCTTGTCCTTAATGCTTCCGATAAAGCCGGACAGTGAGAACGTACCTGTGGCATAGCCCGGAAGAGTGCCGGAATAACTGCCGGCCATCACTCTTGCTGTGTCACGTGCATTCAGCACCTGTTCGCCTTGATTGAGCGGCGCAACTTCAGCTCCGTGTCTTCCGACGATTCTGGCGGACTTGCTCCAGGGCGTATAGACCAGCTCGGGACCGGCTTCTCCGACCAGGGCAAGGCCGGTACGTGCAACACCACCGTTGGCATAGGAACTGATTCTTGCCGCCGGTCTGTATGAGCCGACATTTCCCTTGTACGACCCACCGAATGCGTGTACGACAGATGACCATGCATCAGACAGGAACTTCAAAGTGTTGTGAACAGCGGCACCCCAGGCATTATATGATTTGATGCCGTTGTTGCCTTCAGCTACAATATTCTGACTTACAGACTTGTTCTGCTTTTTGGCTTCATCTACAACTTGATTGTGCTTGGCCTTGGCGCTTCCGACAATCTTGTTCTTTGCCTCATTGGCAATGCTGACAGTAGTGTCACGCTCCGATTTGGCATTGGCGATATCCTTGTTCATCATATCCTTGGTGTAGCCTGGAATGTCCTTGTTCATTCTCCTGTACTGTTCCACTTTGCCTTTATACGTCTGTTGAGCTTTAGAAATGGTTTTTTTCCGCGTTCTTTCTGCGTGCTTAATAATCTTGTTAGCTTCGTTAGCTGATTTATTGATTAACTCCTTAGCTTCTTGATCACTAATTTTTCCTTTGTCTTTGCGTAGTTTATCGAGAATTTCCTTCTGCTGCCTGGAACTTGTACCCATTTCCTTAGCAATCGACTTAGACAATGACTGCAGCTTGCTCAATCGCTCCTTATTGTACTTTTCAGTAATTTTTTTCTTTTCATTGGCCGTATTCCTGGCAATTTCAGCCTGTTCCTTCTTCTCAGACCGGGCAAGCTTCTCCCGTTTTGCCTTGAACTGCTCCTGTACCTTTCTTACGGCTTCCTCACCAGTATAAGTTCTGCCCTTTATCTGGACATAACCGGATTCTCTGACCCCTTTGATAGTTTCAGCTTCATCCTTTGCCAGTTTCTCGCGTTTCTTGTTATAGGTGTACGTAATCCTGTTTACGTTGCCCTGCCCGTTGGCAGTGGCCGTTTTAAGGTCTTCGTTATACTTGTTTGTTGCCTTTATAAGACTGTCATATGTCTTCTTCTGACTGGACTGTCGCTTCTTGTCGGCATCATCGATTCCCTTGATGTACTCTTCATACTGTTTTTTGCTGATCTGGTGCTGCTTGTACATCTGCTCGACTGCACGTTTTTCAGCATCCGCCCTTTTTTGCGACTGCCTTTCAGCAGTACGAGCGACAGAGGCATAGAAACCTTCAAGCGTAGCCTTGGCTTTGTTCAGACTCTTGTCATCAGACTGAACCGACATCTTGATTACCGACAGGTCCGCCTTATCCATTGACTTTCGGATATCATCAGATACTCTCTTCTGCACTTTGGTAAGTGAACTCTTTTCAACCTTGACCTTGCCCACCTTGACCGTGGTTCCATCATACATAGTGACATAGCCGGTTTCAGCAATCTGTTTCTGCTGCTCCTTTGCAGCTTTCTTAACTGCATTGTTGAGTCCCTTGACAATTTTCTGCGCTATGGACGTGCTGCCAAGCATATTCCCTATAGAAGAGCCTAAAGCCGCCCCCATGGGTCCGCCAGCAGCAAAACCAACACCCGCTCCGATAGCAGTGCCAGCAACATTTGCAGCAGCTTTTACTTTGGAAGATTCAGAACCCGTCTTGATGGCTTCAGCTACATCGTCAACAATGCTATGCAATGAGATTGCAACTTCAGCCAATCCCATGATTTTCGTCCCAAACTTGCACATAAAGCTGGACAGCATGGAGCTGTTCCCAGCAGCAACAACACTCTTCGTTACACCTTTTTCCACTGCACCGGATGTCGCAATGCCTTCTTCGATTCCTTCGGCTATTTTCGCACTTTGAACTGGTTTTGACATCTTTTTCTCAGCACCTGCTGCAGAACTTCCGACACCAGTATAGGAATTACTTGCGAGCGTCTTTGCCTCGGCAAGAGATTGATACTCAAGAGCGAGCGCCTTTACTTCTGCCTGCTCTTTCGCAACCTTAGATCCAAATCCGCCAAAGACGGTGGCCAGTTCCTTTAATTTCAAAGTGAAATTAATAACTTTATCAACTACCAATAATCCTGCAATTGCAGCTCCAGCTTTCAGTACAGCTCTTCTGTTTTCTATCACTGCCGTTGTAAACTTTAGAAATAACTTGGCAGCAAAACCCACGCCTTCGGCCATGGTTTTGACATCTTTCCGGAAATCCTTCTGACCGAATAAATCTCCTAATTTCCTTGTTGCCTCAGTCATATACGGCAGTAATTCCGCTCCAAATTTGATTTCGAGGTCTTCCCATGCCTTCTTGAACTTTTCGTTGTTGGCCTGAGCAGTTTCCGAGTTCTTTTCCGACAGTGTCTGTACGTACTTGCCCTTGTCGGCCGCTTCCTGTGTCCTTTGAGTAAGTTCACCTAACCTTTGAGAATTCTCGGCAAGAATCATTCCCGCTTGTTGTCCAGTTGTTCCGAACAGACTGTTGAAAACAGCGTTCTTTTGAGTCTTATCCATTGACTCGGTGTGCTTCTGCAACACTCCCATTATGTCCGTCATGGATTTGAGATTCCCGTTAGCGTCAACCATCTCTTCCTTCTTGATTCCAAGATTGTCAAGCACTGAGTTCTTCTTGCCGATTGCCTTAACGGCAGACACCAGTGAGTTGATAACTTTGCGCAGACCTGTACCCATTTGTTACCGCAGAGGCTCTTTATCCCCTGCTTCTGCATGTTTCCATGCAGTTCAGACTATATCTTCATCCCTTGCGGGAGCTTTGCCTTCGTGGAAATTTCCGCATGAAAAAAGCGAGCCTTCAGAGACTCGCTTGATTTTTAGCTTACTTTTTCTAGTCGTTACACCTTCCCGCCGTTTCTGACGGGCTTGGCTCGGGATCAACATGTCATTTGAATAACCTGTTTATAAACGAAATTACGCCGGAGACAGCAAGAAAAATGAATATTAATACAAAATCAGCAGCTCTTGTAAAAAGATTGTCAATCCAATCCATAGGTGACGGAACACCACATAATGCCAAAACAATACCAACGACTGCTCCAACTCCCAAAAATGCCATCGTCACCCCATCGCCCTTCTTCCACTTGTACATGCTATCACCTCCGTAAAAACGTTTATCATCTCGAGATTATTATATCATGATTTAGCCTTCCCCGAATTAACAAAGTTGTTTTTCAAAGCAATTTCTCGCTAAGCGGCCAGTTTTACCAAAGCCTTGTCTGCTTCCAAACCATTATTACTCAAAACACCCATGGCACTTGCCGTTTCAGACAAACTGAATCCCGCCTGATGAGCTGTAGCCGATACATAAGACATTCCGATACCCAGAGACTGGAACGATGTTGATGTAACGTCAGCAGAGTAGGCCAAGGTGTTGACGGCTTTCTTTGTCTGAACCGTCATCTCCCTAGTAGAACTGAGCTGTTTTCCGTTCTTGTCAACGGTCATACCGAATCCTTCAAGCGTCTGAGATGCAACTTCAACTACATCGGAGAAATCATCCCCCGAAGCAATGGAACCCTGAAGTTCGGTGTTCATTGCACCAATTGCCTGCTTGCTTGTGTAGCCGCGCTTGACAAGTTCCAAATAAGCGTCAGCGATGTCTTTTTGAGACTTACCATACTTCAGTGAGTATTTCTCTCCGTCAGACTGCATGATTGCGACCGCCTTGGTTGCCTCGACGACGCTTTCACCGCCCGTCACCAGGTTATTCTTGATGACATTGTACTGACTGCTGAGTTCAGACGCCTTCTCCGAACCTTCTTCAAGCTTGCTGATAACACTCGATGTTGCTGCAGTGACGGAGCTTGCTGCAGCAAATGCTATCGGAGTGATCTTTGTAATTTTGTTCTTTAATTTTTCAAGTGGTAAGCTGGCATGTTCCGGCCACATTTTCGTGACCTTTATCTGATTCCTGATCTCAGCTTCATTCTGTCTGTAGCTGAGAGTGAGGTCCTCGACCTTTGCCTTCTGTGACTGGTATGCACTTGAGGTTTCACCGGAAACCCTTGCTGTTTCCTGAAGAAGCAGTTTTTCCTGTTTCAACTGAATTTCAAGTGATTTCCGAACGCTTTCCAACCCTTTCAGCTTTGCCCTGGCGGCTTCATTTGTCCGTCCCTCGGTTTCAAGAGCATGAGCATATGAGGTGGTAATGTCCGTCACTCTCGACGTTGCGTTGCGGACTTCGTCAGTCCTCTTAGTCAGCGTTTCAAGATTTCGTATTGCCTGAAGGTGAAGCTGATTCTCCTGAGAACTGATGGATTTTGCTTTTTCTTGTTGGGACGTAAGACTAACAATTGCTCTTTTAGCAGCATTGATTTGATTTTCATATCTCAAATACGTTTTCTGTCCTTTGTCAGTTGTAAGATCCAAACCTTTTTGCTCTGTTGTCAGTCGTTCAATCAATTTCTCCTGTGCCTGAATGGCCCTTCCTGCATCTGTAACCTTGTTAGCATACGCAGCCATTACACCTTCACCAGCGCTGATTTCGGCGAAATTAGTCCTCATTGCGTTTTTCAATGCATACGCTTCTTGTCGAATTACCTGCAGTTTTCGCCCCATTTCGCCATCATTCAAGTCGATAGAAAATCGATACCCTTGAATCTCTTCCATGTTAGCGTCCTCCTTTCATCAGTGATCTAGCAAATGCGCCAGCGTCAACCATGCGTTCTTCACGTGGTTTAGATATCAACGCCGTTTGCATGTCGGAAAATGAAGAATTGTAGTAATCATCCGGCAATACGCCATTTTCCATTAACAGTTGCTTTGCCATGTAATCAATATCATCACTTAGCTGTTTGAGCTGCAGATTCATTCTGCGTCTGGCTTTTTTGGGTCTTCACCATCCGGAAGATCATCATCGCCATTAATCGATGCCATATCAATTCCAAGGAATTGTCGTGCCATTTCTCTAAAAACATCATACTGATCAGAAAATGATGCTTCATCGAGCTTTTTTCGTTCGGATTTGCTAAGTTCGAGCATATCTTCCAAAATGTTTGGCACTTCGTCAACGATGAACCCCATCATAGCAATCGGGTTATCTTCAATCTCTAAAATTTTATCATTCCAGTTGGTAAAATTCTTGATAAATTTCTTTACGTTGGAGTTTGAATCAATCAAATTCCAATTCTTTTCAGGGAACCCCAGAACATTTCCGTCAATTTTAACTACCTTTGCCATTGTATCTTTTCCTTTCCATTATTCGTCTCACATTGCTCGTCTCTGTCGCTTAGCTTACTTATTCATGTGGTCCTGCAACATTAGAAGATTCTGCTGTAATGAACTTCTGGGTTGATCCAAATACCTCATCGAACATCTTTTTCAAACTGAAATTTTGTGCACCTTCGTAATAAATCTTAAATGTTTTATTCCCCAATGCAGGAGAAGCAAGTGCAGTAAATGTCATCTGCTCAGTCTCTCTAGTTTGAGCAGTATCAGTATTTGACTGCACGTTCTGCTGAGTTTCGTTGAAAACTCCACGCGGAAACGCGAAATAAATTGCTTTGTTTTCGATCTCATCGTGAGACTTAACAATCAACGCGCTTTCAATGGTATCATCAGTATCGACGTACCCGCCATTTACAAGCTTACGTCCAAGCAATGCTTGCTTAACAGCGACGTTGACTTGATTATATGTCAATGCAACAGATGGCGCCGATGGCGGGTTGCTTACGTCCACAAGGGCATCGTTGCCATAGACCTTTGTCAATGTTCCTGACAAACCGGTAATATTTGCCGTTGTGGCACCTAAATTGCCTTTTTTCTTGGAAGTATCGATCTCGTAAACGCCCGTTTCAGAAACACCGCCTTTATCAATACCAACAATCACATTTCCATCTTCATCTTTAATACCAACATATGTTGTTTGTAAACCTACTACAGCCATATTCAGACCTCCATTTTAAAATTAAATTTCAACGTATTAGTTATATTTTTGCTATCCAAACTAAGGACATGACCCGCATCAGAGCAGCAATACACTTCATGCTCCCTCAAAACCTGTTTCAGATGCCGTTCCAACTCATCCATGTCGCCCACATAATCTCTAGGATAATAAAAATCAATCTGTACTCGCTTATTGCTATACAGGACATTATCATTGCCATAATCATCACCGGTTCCGACATCTTCCGTAATCAATACGAGCACATCAGAACTGACGGAAGAATCGTCAATGTAAAAAGTAAAAATATTTTCTGGCACAATGCCAGGAATATCGCCAATGTTATCAGATATGACGCTATAAACATATGCGGCAGGTGTCACAATTTCCCCACCTTTCTATCAATTGTTGATTTAAGAGACTGCTTAACCGCCTCCTGAATCTTGCCTCTTGAAGCATGCTCTGCTTGCTCCCAGAAATGCTTTCCGGGAACATGCTTATGACTTTTGCCATTACGATCGGTAGCAATCCAACCGTCATTCTGGAATCTAGCAATGTATCCACGCGATGACTCAGAAGAAAAACCCACTTCAACTCTTCCGTCAGGGTGACATTCCTCTACAATTGCATCTTGTATATGAGGAGTTTTCCCCTTGTATTCGGTATCTGAGCGAGGCGTTGCAGCTTTTAGGTTTTTTTTGAAAATATCCGCGCCAGATTTATTGGCCTTTAGTTTGTCATCTATCGTCAGGCCTTGTGCCAACCTGCTGAGCACTGCTTCAAAATTTCCTTCATTTTCAACCGACTTAGCCATTCGAATCCACCTTCTTAAGAGTGACCAAATCAAAACCGTCAGATGGCAATCCATCATCTGATTTAATACTTTGAATATCATACGTTAATCCCTTTACTTGTACTTTAAATTTATCGGTAATCTTAGGATTATGCCGTACAAAAATTATCATTGCGATACTCTGATCTATGCCATGATAAGCAATACTGTCAGACATTGATAATGAATATTTGCCATACCACACTGCAAAATCAGCAACAAAGCCTTTAATAGGCCTGCCGGTATTAGGGTTCTTTTTACCGGTTTCTCCCATGTGTCCAAATAATGCCTTGCCCCTCATGCGACTTGGGTTAAGACTCTTCAATCGCATCCACCTCCCCGCGCATTTGGCTAATCAAGGCATTCATCGTCGCATTCATTGTGGTTACCGTACCGGTTACTGATGTCATGCGATACGTATAGTACGTTGATGCCAGTGCCAAAACTGCTGTATCAAAACGAGCATTATTTACATAGTAATCTTCATCAGCTCCGACTGCATTTTTAACAAATGATTTTGCAGCATCCAGATAGCCAGTTAGCAAAGCATCATCTGCATCATCATCAACACGTAACGAGTCCTTGAGCATCTCTAAACTAACCGCCATCTAATCACTCCTTACTTAGAAGCTGTGGAAGCTGCCGCAAAATTAGCAGACTGATCGGCAATGCTCTTAAACGAGCCGGGAACAAACGCTTCGGCATCAGTTGAGGCGACATCAAAGCGGTCAATGACGCGAATCTTGGTCGTATCCGTTTCGAACGCTCCACCACCGATATTAGTTGTCATAAGAGACATAGCCTGACGGTCAAAGAGTGTGACCGCCTGCTTGAGGTCACCGAAGTAGAGCGGGTGTGATCCAGTATTATCGGCAAGCCAACGGTCTGAAATTTCAATCACACGGTAGCCGTCAATTGTGTATTTGCCCGGTTCAGTGACATCACGCTGCATAAGATAGTCACCCATTGCATTCTTGACTTTGCGCAAGGCATTCATACCGGAAGAGTTGGTCATGAAGACCGATGTTGCCTTGATGGCAGGGTCAACAGAGTTTTCAAGGTCAATGATGTCATCCCACTTGGCCAGTGTCGACGTCTTCTTGAAAGCAGCAATCTTGGCGAGAATAGCTTGATTACGCGTTACGACAACCTTCTTGGCAATCCAGCCGGTCAGCCAGGCGAGAATGTTCTCTGCCGTGTCTGCAAGCAGCGTATTTGTGGCCGTAGTAATGCCGGCATAGCGCTTAATGACATACTTGACCGTTGTGAGCTTTGGGTCGTCATTGTCGCCAATCTTCCCGTCTTCCGTATCAATCGAAGCAAGAGGTGTGACATCAGACCACTTCTCGTAGACACGGGAACCTGTAGCCGTACCGACATTCTCAACGTTGACGTAGTTCTGGAGTGCATCATACTGGCGGACCAGAGCGTGGATAGTCGTCTGCACGTCCTCCGGAATCGTCAATCCTGCAGCTGAACCGGACGTATCAACAGTGGAATCAACCTTATTGAACACCTTTACGCCTGTAACCATATCCTTGAAATCTGATACGAACTTGTTCTTGAGTGTTTTCTCATCGGCGGTCAGCGGCTCCCTGTCCTCTGCCTTCATGTTTGCGACCTGTTCCGCTCGGGCGTCGGCATATGCTTCTTCTGCCGCGTCCCGGACTACAACAGCCTTTGACAACTCATCCTTGACGGCCTTGAGTTCATCTGCAGAATGTGAATCTGCATCCTTCTTCAAGTCAAGAATGAGGTCGGCGCGCTTATCTTCGAGCTCCTGTACCTTTGCGCCGGCTTCATCGAAGGCCAGCTTCAATTCGTTAACGTTCATTACGTGCATTGCTTTACTTCCTTTCTACTAAAAAAGCAGGTCAATCTTGGCCTGCAATCTTTCCTTATTCAAACTATCCGCATCTCTATTTTCAACAGTTTTTTTCTGAATCTTTTCATAGGCTTCTGCGCTTGCCATGGTCTTCTTCCATCTGTCCACAACGGCTCGGCTGATCTGTGGATAACCGATAGAGTTAAGTACGGGTTCTCTTGATCTGCCAAAGTCCATGACGTCATCAGCAAAACCGTAGTCGACCGCCTGATTTGCAGTAAGCCACGTCTCCTTGACCATCATGTTTGACAATTCCGACTTGTCGAGCCCTGTCTTGGCAACATATGCATTCATGATTGAATCATCAATTCCGTCAAGAAATTCTGACGTATGAGCCATATCATCAGCGTTGCCGTCAGCAATCGTCCACGCTTTGTGGATCATGATCTGCGCCGTAGGACTGATATGCACTACATCGCCGGCCATTGCGATGACTGACGCAGCTGACGCGGCAAGACCCTGAATGTTAACCGTAACCCTGCCCGAATGCTGTGACAGCAGCGTGTAAATCTCTGACGCGGCAAACACGTCACCACCGTTCGAATTGATGTTGACCTCAACTTCATCGGCACCGTCAAGCAGAGTAGAGACCTTTCCCGGATATACCGCATCCCATCCTATCCAGTCATAGAACTTACCTGTATCGTTATCAACAATATCCGCCTTGACTTCAATTACTGTCATTGTCTTCACCTCCCTTCAAGATTCCCGAGTATTCAGGCATGTCTTCCGGGAAGTAGCCGGATTTCTGCAGAATGTATCGTGCCTGGTTGCCGTCAATGGCGTTGGTCTTGACCATCTCGGAAATCTTTGTTGCATAGCCATCACCCAACGGATCCACAGCAGGGCGCAAATCAGCAGTGAACCGACAGTTCAGCTTGTTGTTCAACTCTCCGAGAATCGTCCCCATGTAGCGGTTAAGAGCGTTCGTGTACATTCCCTTGATTTGGTCAAGTGATGACTGCTGATCGCCCTGTCCGTTCAGATAACTGTCCGGTATCCCGTATACCTTAGCAATTTGATTTGCCGTCCAATCCGTCTGAGACAAAAGCGCTGACACGTCAGACTTAACTTCCAACGGCTGGTAGTCTTCAAGGTCATCAAGCACCACGGGACCATAGTTCGATGACGACTGCTGTTGCATAAACCTCCGAGATCGTGCCGCTTTTTGTTTTTCGTTCAGCAAACCGCCTTTCTTTATCGTTAAAATTCCGGGTGATACGACGGCCTGTTTAAGCGCCGTCAGCGTTAAGCGCGTATTTGCTGATTTTATATCCAGTTCAGAAGATAACGATGATAGCGGTGATAAGCCTGTTTTTCCGCCATTCCTACTGATTAACCTAAAATGAAGCATGTCAGACTGAGGAATAGCATTAACGATACCAATTTCAGGTTCATCAAACGTCGCATTATAAACAAGGGAAGAACCATCATCAAGCTCAAATACATCAACTTGCGAAGGCCTTAAGTACTCCCACCGAAGATCAACTCCGTTTTTATTGCGCCAACGATATACAAATGCCTCACCACCTAGCAGCAATTGCAAAAACACAGATTTCCAAAACAGATGGCCATTGGACATTGTAGTTGGATTGTCAATCATACCCTGCATTCTAGATGCTGACGCACGTATTCTAGACGTAGCCAAGTCTCCTGAAATGAGGTTGACGATTGCGAAAACATCTGAGTTCTGCAATGCCGGCCTAGCCGAAACATAATTGTTTTCAGTTTCTCCGGTTAAAAAATTGGCAACCGTATAATTATCAGATTCAGGAACGGACATCAAATTAAAAATAGGCACTACCTACCGCCTCCTTTCTGCCCTGCAATGGCTTCACTAAGCAGCCCTAAGATGATGAAAGCAAATCCCAACGAAAAAATTCCGACCGTGGTGCTCACACGAAAGAAACCCCAAACAAAAAAAGCGATCGATGCTACATAGAAAATAACGTCAATCACTTTCCAAATACATTGAAAAAATTTTAAAATAATCATCACCTCCTTAATCCGTATAATCACTGTCATTTGAGTTAAACCAGTCTAGAACATCTTGTTCGGTAAGCAAATCAACTTCATTGCTCTTGTCATTTACAATTCCGAAATCCTCGAAATGATACATCGCCTGGTACATTGCGTCTATGATTGCGTCAACAACGTCAATCTTGAGCGTTGCCTTCGCCTTGTCGACCTGTATTCCGACCTTGTCTTCGTACAGTTGTGCATTTATCAGTGCTTTCTCCATGATTTTATCGTCAAATCTGGTTACCGAACCTTCTACAAATATCTTCTGCAGAAACTTAGTAGGATCTTTTAATTCACCCGTCCGCTGCCTGATTGCCTGCAATGGATAACTTGTATTGTATTCAAGGCGCTTGATAAATTCATTGACCCCCATGGCATCATATCCAAAAAATACAACTTTCAACTTATGTTCATCAACAAAATCAACCAACCAGTTAAATACTTGTTCAGTACTTATTAGACCTTGTTCATGCGCTGTTATCGTACAATAACCTTTTTTGGCTAAATCCCTATAATTGATCCCGTCTTGTTTTTCTTTCGCCTCTATGGATCCTGCTCTCTGCCACGGTATGAAAGAATGCTGCATGACATGCCACTTTCTACCCGTTGTGTCCGCGTACGGAATAACGAACGCCAACGCTGTGTTATCACTTGACATTGAATAGTCAAATCCAAGATAAGCAACCTGTCCATCGTAACTAAAGTTATCAATAATCGCACTTTCAATATCGTTAAGTTTCAGGAAACTATCGGTTGACTCCTGCAGCCAAAGATTCAAATTCTTGTTCTGAAAATCGGAAATAACTCCGGACAACATGTCACTGTCGCGCTTGTCTCTGAGACCTGCTAACAGTACATCATGTTGGTCTGGCAATTGCAACAAAGGATTTGACTTAACCCAAGTCTCATCTTTGAAAGTCTCGTCTAAGTCATCTTGAGCCCATATTAAGCCTAAATAGCTGTCCGCATCACGATTCCAATCTTGCTCCATCGCCTGTTGCAACATCTTCTGATCTTCATGGAAAGGAACGCTTGGATCAGGATATGACGTCGATATCTGAATAAACTGTTTATTCTTGATTTTAACTTGACCCGAGATAATTTTTGAAACTTTGTCACGCGATTTTACTTCACCAATTTCGTCAACGATAGCTGTAGTAAAGTGAAAAGAATCGAACTGTCCAGACTCAAACGAGATGGCTCTTAGAACATTATTCGTCCTTTTTTCGATTGTTTGATCAGACTGCGTTGATAGCTCCGTCTCGTCAGCTAAAGATTTAAAAGGTTCTGTAACTGCTATCTGACGCAGCATAGACTTAATGTAGCCATACAACTTGTTAGTTTGCTTAAAATTAATCGAAGCAACCAGATAATCCTGATTGGACAATCCAAGGCTCTCTATCAGATACGAATAGCACATTAAAATAGCCATCAAATACGTTTTTCCTTGTCCACGAGCAACAGAAACGATCGCTCGCGTAAATCTCTTGCCTCCTTCCCGATTCCGCCAACCAAAAAGCATTGAAAAAATAAACTTCTGCCAGTCCATAAGCTTAGTAGGCTCTCCTGTGTCAACATTTGGACAAATAGAAGCAAACTTCAACAGCTTTTCCGATTCGTGAATATCATAAGTATATGGAAAATCAGCTTGACCTTGTCTCTGTAAGTCTCTCAAGTGACGAAATGCAGCAAGTTTAATGAGGTATCCTGTTGTTATTTTTCCGTCAAGCACATCAAATGCATACACTGTACCAGGGTCCGTATATTTTCTTCGCTCTTGATTAAAATCAAGTTTCTCATACATACCGATCACATCATGCGATTGCACAAGGTCTATTTTCTGCATTTCATCACCTCCTTACCTTAACTTATTTAAAGAAATCCTTCAGCTCATCTGTAGCCGATTTATCGGTTTTAGCAGCAATCGTCATTAATTCTTGTCTGGATTTAGGTGACAATCCAAGCTGAGCACCAATTGCGTTAAGCTGGTTGCTTGCATCCTTCATAGTCATGACAGCAGGATTCTTCCTAAATCCCGCAAACTCCTTGCCAATGATTTCCCCCATCTGATCTTGAAGAGTCTTGTACATAGGCGTTTGGATACCATTTTCTTTGACATCATGGTATGCAGCTCTGTATATATCGTACTGTGTACAGTACTGCTCAACCAAACTAGTATCAATTCTTTCAACACGTTCTGTCGCTTCGAGAAAAGGAACAATCTTACGCCAGCATTCCTTAGCTAATGTTCCCAAATAATTCGGCGGAGTTCTAGACACTTTGCCATCATTTTGTAAATAATATGGCTTCGATGCCACGACTTTCACCTCTCTTTCTCCGGGATAGCCCCCCCTTTTAAAAATTTCAAAAAATTCGCGCGACGTAAGACGTGGGCACTGTGTGTAGCTCTTCTCACGGCGCATGAGGGCGGGGGGATTAACAAATAAAACAGATTGAGTGTAATCCATACTCGCAATGATTAGGAATGCTTAAAAAGCCTCTCACGGCTTTTCAGCAACTCCCGTAATAACTTCAAATCCGTCACCTTGCCGACCTGCTTCAATTCATTCTGCGAACCAGTCCCGTAATAGTCCCGTTCCCATCTGCTCTTGATCATATGACAGTTTCTGCAGCATGCTGTAAGGTTGTCTGCATCAGTCATCATGCTCTTGTCATACTCAATCGGCACGATATGATCAACGATTCCTGCATTGAATGCTCCACAGTATCCACATACATAATGATCTCGTTCAAGTACATAGTGTCTCAATGAACGCCATTGTCTTGTATGATAGAATTTATTCTGCTCTGCCTTGACATCATCCCTCACACGCGTTGTCCGGTTGTACTCCCGATTATGTCTTTTGGCATGCATCTCATTTCTGACGCCCCACTGGTTCCGCCTGGCTAGATACTCGGCTTCATACTGACTATGCTCGTTGCAATAATGATCAGGGTATGCTACCATCGCATGACAACCAGTATAACGACAACGTCTGTATCTACCCATTGTCAATCACACTTTCAAGATATACAAGCATTGTTTTGGAATCAATCTCATACCGCTGCTTTAATGATCTAAGCCCTTCTGCAACGAGTTCAAACACCTCATCGCCTGTCATTCCATCTGTGGCGCCGACAACAACTTTATTATCTTCGCGGTTGATTACCACACGTCTAAATACAGTGTCTTTCAAAATTTTCTTCCTTTCTCTGCTGCAAAAAAGGCCAGCCGTTAAGACTGACCTCCTGAATTCATTCATCCAGTTTCCTTAGTTGTTCTCTCATTTTGCTGTTGTCAACAACAAGCTCGTTAATCTTGATTGTTATGTCCAACAAATCCCTGTCAACGTATAAGTTGTGATTTACATCCCTGTTATATTTGATGAGCTTGTTCAATGCTTCCAGAGCTCTTGATTCAGTAGCTTCCAATCTAATCACCTCGTATGATTTCTTTCGCAAACCCAACCGTAATCACTTGGAATCATATGTTTCAAAATTCCGTCAACTTCAAAACAATAACTACAATACGGAACGTGTTCCCCTTCTACCCAATACATTCTTCCATCATCACTGATATGGCCGCATTCTCTGAGATTCAATTTTTCATTGAGTCTGTTTTCAAGTTCAATATTCTCAACAACAAGTTCGTTGATTGCCTTGGCCATTTCGGTTGCCTTCGCAATGAGTTCAGCGTCCCTGGACTTTCTGACAAGCTCCGTAACATCTCTTACCAGTTGAGATATATCACTGTAATTTACCATCAAGCTTATCCTCTATCATCTGTTTAAGCTCAAGCAGGTCCTTTTCGTCAGCATAGTTTCTGACATACGACTTTGCCATGGATCTATACTGATACTTTCTTGACTTCTCCTTGTTCTTTTCGTTCCACTTTTTGTTTGCTTTCTTCTTTGCGTCTGATAATTCTGACATAACGGTCACTCCTGTTCCCGACTGCCGAACCTTCGATACTATCATCATACTACCTGAGATGTCTGCAAAGTGTATGATGTTAGTCTCGCATTTGTCCGGTAATCGTCTAATTTTCAATCACGATTGTCTTAAACACCCATAGTATCACTGCTAACACAATTGCCACAGCAGCTGATGTGTAGTATTTCTTTTCCTGCTTATTCATGATATCAAGTTCCTTATCCTTTTCTACGGCCTGATTCCCAACAGCTCAAGCAATTCGATGATAATTACAACAACCCAACAGACTATAGTTATTATCTGCAGCTTTTTCCTGGTTACCATGTTCCAATCCCTCCAATCTTATGATATACTACGGGAAAGAGAGGCTCGGCCATTTCCGGCCCTGCCCCTTCCTTTCCGGCTTACTTGCTAAGCCATTCCAGGATTTTAATAATCAATGCAACGATTGCAATGGAAACATTGATTATGTCTAAAGGTCTCACATTCGAGGCCTTTTTGTGTTTGGGAAGATATTTCCTAGAACGCTTCTGTCTCACTATCTCACCTCCTTACAATTATATAATACACCTTTTAAGGTGTATTATCAATGATTTTACAGCATTTTTTGTTAAAAATATAAAAAAAACAAGGCTTGTCGCCTTGCTTCTTAATAACATTTTATAATCGTTCTATTTGTATACATGCAGATCCGGACAACCCTGCTGCAATTCCAAACAGTCTGCGAACTCGTTGTATGCCTTGTCTCGCAGCTTATAGTACGTTGCGCGTTCACAGTACATAGTCTCAATTATTTGCCAGTTCTCCATGCCTGCAACATATCGTTCCTTGAGGATGTGGGATGACGTCTGGGAACAATGCGCAAGCGCTCGTGATACCCCATCGATGATTGCTCTGGCAGCAACGTACTTAACCATCTTCTCTTCGCTGTGATTGCCCCCGCCTCGATTAACCGGCATGTCGGAAATAACCGGTGATGCCAGGATTGATGGACTGGAATTTGCCAAACGCAAAATGCAGGGCAATTTATTTTCCAAGAAATTCTTAACATTGTTGGCAGTTGCTTTATAGTCGATGTTATCGATCTCCAACAGTAAATCTTCCACTACGCCACTCCCTTTGCTATAATGCTATAATATATTAGTTGATTGTTTAGAGAGTGGCTCCCCTGTGGAGTCATTTTTGTTTTACACGCGGATTCTCAAAGCATTTTCAAGATGATAGTTTCTTATTTCTTCAAAAGTCCATGTATCGGACAAATTTCTTGGGATGCTTGATGAGGATACGGTAATTATTCTGTTATCATCAGTCCTTGCATACCATAACGCTCTGCTGTTAACAACACGGACAGCATATCTCTGTGGGTTCATTCAATCCTCCCCTCCTGCTTATTATCTGAACCTCCCGGTTGCGATAATATGCTTCCTACGCCCTAGATTCCATTCCTTAATCCAGTATTTGACTCGACTGACGGTCATTCCTAATTCCGCACCTATAGTGGCATCGGTGGCTCCTTGATTAATCAAGGATTTCAGCTCAGCTTTCTTCTGCTCAACTAACTTGCGATAGGGATCTGATTTGATGAGATTGTACATGCCATGCGCAAACCAGTATCTTTCTGACAACCCATACTTCCTGACAGTCTTGCTTGCCGCTTCGGGAGTGGAGCCGATTGCCTCTCCAATCTCGGCATAAGTCATTCCCTTATCAACCATTTTCTCGATTTTCTCGCGTGGCGGACGTGCACGGCGCAAGTCTGCACCAGTTTTATTCGCATGTATATCGTCCTTTTTCTTCCTGACCTTCCGAACCATTTCAACAGCCTTGCAAAGATCCGGATCATTAATTGCATTCAAGTTGTCAAATGCACTCCAGCCATATCTTTCCACAATCATCGTAACCGCTTTTCCAAACTTCAATCCCATCGTCTCACCTCACCAACCAGTTGCATATCAGAAACATCAGCATGCACCAAACAAGAAACACCAAAGACAACAGACACCCGTACTTATTCATGTCATTCATTACCGTTCCTCCAGTTGGTCCAGGAACCCCTGCATGCGCTCAAGATTGGTGTTGATCCAGAGCTTTGTGTCGGCGGTTATCTGACTAGAATTCTCGTATTCCTTCACTGCCTGTTCAACCCAGCTTTCCAGATGGCCAAGGCAGCTGGCCTCACGTGCAACTGGATTGTCAAATCCGTAGTTTGTCTTGTGATTTCTGCAATAATCCTTCAATGTCTTTTTCAAAAGTACATCTCCTTTGTAATTTTCCACCTGTCAACAGGCTCAAATTTCAATTTTTATTATTTTTTCAAAACTCAGAACGAGTTTCTCTCTTTTTTCGAATTCAGAGTGGTAAATGCAAATTGTACCGCATATCGTATCAATTGCTTTCCTCATTTCTGCATCACTCCCAAGGGGCGCGCGCCAATGCGTTAGCTTTGACGCGCGCCCTTCAGGCTAGCCCTACTTGCTATTTATCAGCAAATAGATTAAAATGAGAATCAAAATGATTTGTTCCAAGGTTGTCACCTCCTTTAGCATCGCAAAATCACAGCTTGCTGTGATAAGATGCGTTAAAAGGAGGTGGCAACCTTTTTTGGTTCTCAGCAAAAGGGGCTAGCCTGAAAAAGTTATTGGGGGATGCTTCTATTCATCTTCCGTTTCCTGTACACAATCAATCCGCTAACCACCACCTGTAAAACAGATACATGACAACACCCCATGTAAAGAATGCTGCAAAAACAATACGTTTATTCATCTCTTTCATCGGAATTTTCCTTCCCCTTTTGCTCTTTTAACTTTTGTCTGATTTTTTCATCATGTTCTTCGGCTTTTTTGTCCCATAAATATTCAAGCATTCCTAAATTGGTCATTACGTCTTGGCCAGATATTCTTGCTAGTCCTATTGCTGTTTTATAACTCCAACTTAAATGCTGATCTTTATCATCTTTATACTCTTTAAAAATACGTCTATAGTCTTTAGCAAATATCACCAGATTGTGTTTCAGTTGTCTGAGTAATTCTTCCTCATTCATTTTGTTTCATCTCCCATAATTTCATTTTTCTTTCTCCAATTCTTTATCCATTTTCAAAACCATGTCGTGAAAATGATCGCGTTCGTCAAGCAGAACTTCGTAGTTGTGCTGAGCGCATTCAATCAATTCAATCAAATCCGCTTTCGTCATACCTTGTAGCGTGCTTTTTTCGTAAATTATGTGGCCGCCATAGCATGCGCTAAAATGGCCATTTTTAAATTCTGCTTTCATTTTTCTTCCTCCGGTTCTTCTCTTACTTTCTTCTCTGCTTCTTCGGCAGTTTCCGCTTTAACCAACTTGTTTGTAATGACCTTGTCGATTTCAACGGTCACTAAGTAGTTTTTCATCTTCTTCCCTCCTTCCAATGCGCCGGTGGAGGACTCGAACCTCCTCATATGGACCGTTTCCGGCACGCTTGAGCCTGATTATCCGTACGTTAGTTACAACTAATTTCTTAAAGGAGTTCTGCCTGGCAACGGCTAGCCAACCAATTATCGACTCAAGAACAATCAGTCGGCTATGCACACGTTGCAATTCGATTGCTGGCCATGATGCCCGTGTGCTATCTATGACCCGATTGCGCTACACTCTTCAGGTTTTCAATTGTGAGTATCTAACCCCGTCAACGCTTGCGTTCTCAAATCATAAGACTAATATCTATCGTTTTTCGCCCCGGAGCATATAGGGGCGATGGACCCTGCAGGGCTCGAACCTGCGACCGGACGGTTATGAGCCGTCTGCTCTGCCGACTGAGCTAAGGGTCCGTGCCCATGGCAAATGCAGTGTTTGGTTTGCCATGGTGTGATTATCTGATAATGTCCTGCCAGTCATAATCGATATTGCCCATCGGCACCGGCTTGACTTTTTTCGTGGTGCCCAGAATGGCGACATTGAAGTAGTTCTTACGCATGACAACGACCTCAACAGGAATTCCGTACTTTCTCGCAAACAGCGAAAACTTTATTTTAGACTTCTGATCTATGGCGTACTCTGTATAACCATTCTTGACGTCATACACGTGTTTGATTGAGCCGTTCTTGTCATACACCACGAAATCGCTCTTATATACCGTCTGACGAAGCTTGACTAGCTCCAGGGGGAATGTCTCAAGCAACGTAAATCGTTCCTGTGTGGTGAACTGATAGCCGCTCGGCTTAAGATAAAGCTGATAGAAGCTTGCTTCCTTCATCGAATCAAATTTAAGACCGTCGATGACAACCTTTTTTCCAAAGTGTGAAGCCGCATGCGTTCTTCTGTACATAACAATCTCCTATCCGTAAAGTTGATTCTTGAGAGCTTCGATATCCGACAAGGTTTCGCTCATGTCAATGCCTGCGTTCTGCTTGTTCGCCAAGTCATCGAAGTTCTCCATCGTTTTCTGATTTCCTGGTTTAGCGTGTTTTGATTTAGCGGTTCTGTTGTTTTTGTGCTCTGCCTCTAGTGCTTCGACATCTGATAAACTTTGCGGTCGCTTATCCTCCCAGGTTCGCAGAACGGCGCATGCGTATTTCCAGTTGCGCACGTTATTGCTCAAGGCTATCTGCATCGCCTTGATGATGATAAGATCAGGCTCCTTTGATTGTTGCTGCCATTCGTTATACGTCTGTCGCATATCGTCGCACAGGAAGCTGCTCATCATGCCGAAATTCTTTTGGTAAAATTCAACAACCTTTCCGAAGCCGTCGTCGTCGATTGATTCTTCTTCCAACTGATCCACTATGTTAACTAAACTAGTATCAACGACTGCTTCGTTTTTATCAGTATTGTTATTATTAGTATTGTTATAGTTAGTATTTGTTAGTGTCCGATTTTCCAACGTACGGTTTTCCAACGTTGGATTATCCAACGTTGGATAATCGGACATAGGTTCTTCTGACAAAATCCATTTGCTTTCTCTCAAAAAGCCTTTTCCGTCTCGCACACGATAACGTTTTAAATATCCAGCAGATTCAAGCTCTTTTAATCCAGCCTTCAAAGATGCCTTCCCATCAGTGGAATGCTTTAATACTTCAACTTCATAAAAATTCCAAGAATCAGATTGCGACCATAGGTACGCAAAGATTCCCTTAGCCTTCCAGCTCAATGCAGTATTATTCAGAACATCATTGCTTATCACAGTAAATCCTTTGCGCCGTATCTTTTCAACTTTCAAAAAAGTATCCTCCTTTCTAAAATCATCCCCAGGGCGCCGACGCTCTCTGCGTCGGCGCCCTTTTAGGCTAGGCCCTATTGCTATTCAAGATTAAATAGATTAAAATGAGGATGATTATTATTTCTTTCATGGCTTGTCACCTCCTTTGCACGAGATAACCACAGCTTGCCTGTGGTACGATGTGCCAGGGAGGTAAGACAAGCCTCTTTATTTGAACGTAGGCCTAGCCTAAAAAATCCATCGAGGGATGCCTACATGTTCTCTTTTACCAAATTCCTCATGATGGCAATTTCTGCATTTCTTTTAGCAGCATCGCTCCAGTTGGCATAATCTTTGTATCTAGTAGATTCAGTCCGGTGTCATAAGGCCACTGCCCAAGCTTCCTTACTCAACTTCAATATCCGCAGCACTTGTGAACGCCGTGATTTGCTTCGTCGCCCTGCAGTATTCGCAATGACCGCACCGCTCCGGTTCAGCTCTGCCGGCAATCAGGTCAGCTATATGATCCTGATGTGCCTTGACGTCTTCCAAAGCCTCCTTGAGATACTCCTGATCCTGTTCGGAATTGAAACTGAAAGCGTCATGGTCGCATGGTGTCTGCTTTGACACCGCGAAGATGAACGGCTGGCACTCAACGCCAAACGTCTGCTTGATGAGCTCGGTGTATACCGCCATCTGAAGGTAATATCCGTATGCCTTGATGAACGGCACCTTGCGACGCTCATCCTTGTCCCAGAACCCCTTGTGAATGTCTGCCGTGGTCTTGATGTCGCAGAAGTACTGCTTGTCAAGATTGAAACTGTCGATTTTACCCTTCCACTGATGGCCGAAGATATCTCCAGTCACAATCACTTCCTTCTCGCCGACACTGTACAGGTTATTGAACACCTGATCAGCCTCCAGACACTTAATCATGTTGTCGCCGACCTTGTACGGAGCACGAAGCGCACCGCTCTTGGTCATCATTGCGTCCTTGTTTTTCTCGATAAATGCAGAGTGACTAGCCTCGCTCTCAAAGTAGCTGTGCACGTAGTTCCCTACGAGCAGAGCGGTAGGATCCATGACGGGCATGTATTCTCCGTTCAGTTTCGCCAGGGCAAAGGCCTCGCATTTTCGGAAGTCCTTGTAGAGCGACGTACTCATGTAGTCAAAGCTTGTCGCGTTATCGTAGTAGTTTTCCGCTGTAAGTTCCATTTTTCATTCTCCTTTACTTTGAGTATTCTTCTGCCGGATTGAACAAATCTACCGGGCGCGGTTCGCGTTGGAATTCTTCCGTTTCCTGCTGCTGAACGTGTTCCGGATCCATCGCCTGTGCAATCAGGGCGTCAGCCTTGTTCTTGGCCTTGCTGTTTTCGGTCGCCTGCACCTGCTTCTTTGTCTGCTGCATCCGCATTTGTCCGTCGTCATCTTCCGTGTAGAGCGCCCCGAGAGTTTCCGGGAACGCTTCACGCAGGGCATTCACGATGGCCGTCTTCCGGATCATCGTTGCCGGCATGGTCTTCCAGGTTGACTGACCTTTGGAAAATTCGCTAAGCGAAATTTCCACTCTGACGGGAATATCTCTGTCTTTGCGGTACACCTCACACCAGCCGCCGACAAGCTGATCAAAGTCCGGCACTGTAAAGGCACCGTTGCGGAACTCAACCCCGTTGTTATTCACAACAATTACGCCCGCTTTAAGGCCGTTGTACTGAGGATGAGACTCAGCACGTTTCATGAAGGCCTCTTTCGACGTGATAAGCTGTGCGGGCTTATCTCCGAATTTGACAATGAAGGCCTCATTCAGGAACGGATTAAGATGCTGAAACTTACACAGGTTAAGGAACATCGCAATTTCCTGTCCGGTAACTTCTTTGGAATTGCCGCGGACAAGATAGTCCCTCACGATGCTTGGAGAAAGTGTCACGTCATCGCCGTTTGCCTTGAATGTAATGCTTCTTTGTGTTTGTTGCTTCTGCAATTGATTCATTTCCATTTTTATTTCCTCCCAAAGTGTGCTATACTTAGCACGTGTTAATTCTGTACCGCCCTTATATCGGGCGGTTTTTTTAATATCCGAGCTTGTCAAGCTCTTTTAACATATCCCACAATTTTTGCCTTGCTGGGTCCCACTTCTGCCAGTCCTCATATGCCAGCTGATCCATGGCCCAGATAAGGCTGTGGGGCTTTTTGATCTGTTTTAAAAACCCCTTCACGATTTTTTCCGGGTCCTCCGATGGTTCGACAAGACGGGGATTGCCCGTTTTAGGGTCTACCATCAGACAAAATTCTTTTGAATACTTCATTTCATTCACCTCCTTCTTCCTCCTCAAATTCTTTCACTGTGCCAACAATCCAATCGTGCACTTTATGATCGCCGGTGACGCTTGTAATCATATAGTACTCTGCCGAGTTACGTTCGACTGTGCAGCAATCTTTGACTACACCGATTAAGTGCACGCCATCTTTCTTTAAAACTACTTTGACGCCACGAGTTACCGCAAGGTTAAATGGTGGGAATTTACAAAGCCTGTGATAGCCGTCGTCCGTTGCAACCCGTGCTAAGCCGATATACTCGCTCATTTCATTCACCTCCCTTCAATTAAATAAGGCGTTCATAGGCCTTACATAAATCACCCAACGCCGCTATAATCCGTGCTTCTTCCAGCGGTTCGTGCGGTGCTTTTAATTCATCAACTAACACGCTGATTAAGTTCAGCGTTTCTATTTTCAAACTCATAATAATTCCTCCTGCTGGTGTTATAATTGACCCATCTCCTTGTAGAAAGGAGGTGAAATCATATGTCTCAAATTTCTAACGAGCAATTAGCCCATGATTTAGCCGTTGCGGTTGTCTCTGCACAACTTTCCAAGGAATATAACGTATCTGCAGGCATTTCAGTTATCAGCAAGTACGAAGAAGCCTACGATACTCTCCTCGGTTTACTCAATAGGACTAGATAAGCCGTTTATATGAAAGTGATTGAGAATTAGTTTTTCAACCACTTGTAGAGCCTGATTAGAATTGCCTTTTTAATCAGGCTTTTTGTCCCTTCAGTGCGTCTTTGAACAGTCGTTCCTTGCGTCTGTCCAACTTCTCAAGACTCTCCATCAGCTTTGCTCGGTTGGCGGCCGTATCAAGTGACTGCTCAAGGAACCATTCGTCCGTGGCCATGATGTCAGCCACTGTATACTGCTTGAGCAGTCGCCTTCTTGTTTGCTCGATTCCAATTACTCCGTTCATTTTCTCTTTCTCCTTACTCTTTCGATTTCTTCGATTTTCTTAAGCACCTTTTTAAGCATTTCATCCCCGAATTTTTCTTGGGCATCGTCTATTATCTCCTTGGCATCTTCACCACGAGCCTGCATCTCCAGGGCACTGAACGCTAATGCATAGGCATTCAGCTCATGTTCCGTAGTAGGTTCGTCAATGAGTCCAACGATATTGGCAGCAATTTTCGCAGTATTTTCTGTTTCCCAGTCAGCACTGCTAGCCATGGCAAGCAACAAACCCATGGCACTGGCAGTCACTATGACGGCCTTTTCTTTTCCTATTTCCACGTTTTTCATCTCCTCCAATCGATATCGTTGAAGTGGCCCTCCATCCATTCCTGGGCCCGCTTCCTCCGGATCAAGTAGGTTCCACCTACCTCACCCGGGTAGTACACCCACCCGCACTCGGGATTGTTGACGATCCCGATCTGGTCGCGGAAGGGGTACAGGATATGTTCCCGCACCCAGTCGCGCCCCCTGCCTCCGCAGCACTCGTGGCAAAAATCCTTGATGCCCCAGACCTTGCCGTCCGGAGTATCAGTCGGTTGCTGAGATTCGAGGACCTCATCAACTTTGGCTGCAATCATTTTTTCGAGCAGTTCGTCCATTTCTCCGTTCCTCCTTTTAAATGCAATGATTTCAACTAGATAAGCCTTGCACAAATTTGTTCACGAAATACACTTGCCCTTTGCCTGTAACCTTAGGCGTCTTGGTAATCGTTACATGGCCATCGCTTTGATTGATGGTTCTTTCAATAATCTTGAATAGGCCTAACTCCATGCTCTTCTGTGTAGGCATGTTATAGTCGGACCCCTTTCTGCTGATCAGATAACCGTGTTCGCGAAGCCATCTGAACATTCTGTTCTGCCCCATCGATACTCCATTCTGATGCAGAATCTTGGCCAGCTCGCCAACAAGAATCGGTGTGTCGCTCGTTGACACTGCATCAGCAAACAGTGCCTTAGGCTTCATCTGCTCAATTTGAATATCCTTCCGCTTGAGTTGTTCAGCGGCTTGTTGGAGCAAGTCAGCAAGCGACCCTTTATCAGTCACGATTGCCGCCGCTTTCGCATCCGTCATGTATGCGCCGTGCTTACGAATTGTTGGAAGAACTTCCGACGTGACCCAACGCTTGAATTTTTTGGCGGTCGGCAGTTTAGAACCAAGGATAAGGCTATAGAGGCCTGACTCGTTAATGACCGTTACTTCACGTTTTTGACCCGCGTACTCGATTTGGGTACGCAGCTTATCTTCAGCATCAACATGAGTAGCAACTGCATTCCTATAATTGGAATATCCGAGGATCATTGAAACATCATTACCTACGAAATACGGCTCGTCACCGATAACGAGAGCTCTTACATTGTTTCCGTTAAAATTGAATTCTTGAATTTCCATCTTCTACCTCCACAGCAAAACTTGATTTTTTCTAACTAATCGCTAGCTAATTATCAACTTTATTTGTTAAAAATTGCATCAAAAATAACGTCCGGCTTGACGTTATAAAAGTCTGCAATTTTCTTGATGTTTTTTCCACTCGGTACGGACTCTCCTTGCTCCCAACTTGATATCGTTGTTTGGCTAGTCCCCAACAACTTGGCTAATTCAACTTGGGTAAGGCCATTGGTTACGCGAAGAGCCCGCAATGTAGGTCGAACTGTCACTTGCTATTCTCCTTCCTAGAATAATTTAAGTGCTAGATCAATTAGATTCAGCAATGCTATACCTATCAGCAATCCTAAGGTAATTTTATCTTTTGTCTCTCTTTTCATGTTGAATAAGGGGTCCTATCAAGGTATACTAAAGCCTGGGGGATTTCTCCCCTGACTTTAGTATTTTTTAGAAGAACCAAGAATGAATCTTGTCAATCAATTCTAGAATGAATGTTAGGACGGTTATTCGAAACATCCATTCTTTCTGACAATTTTCTTTCTTTTGGTTCTTTTTTTCTGTCCTTTTCAAGAACCGTATCCTCCTTTCTAGGTTGTTAAGGTCTCAATCAACCTTACAATATCATTATAACAACTAAACTTGATAAGGTCAAGATGATTAACCGATTTTTTTTATAAATAATTCATTACTCTTTATTTTTTATAAAGTGGAATATATAATTTATATAGAGAACTTAATATTAGATTTGGAGGCATAAATATGAGCATCGGAACAAAGATAAGAGACTTACGCAAACAAGCACATCTTTCGCAAACTGAGTTAGGCAAAAAAGTTAGTGTTTCTCAACAAACTGTAACAGCATGGGAAAACAACAAAGCCGAGCCGTCTAGCAGCGCAGTAGCTCAACTAGCCGACATTTTCAACGTCACGACCGACTACCTTCTCGGTAGGCCTGAGTTGAAGAAAGAAACCGATATCGACCTGGACAATGCTCTGGACAATGCCGTTGCCTACAATGGCAAACCAATTTCTGACGATGACAGAGCCGTGGCTAAAAGCCTTCTGCAAGCCTACTTTGGCAACAAGAAGTGAGGTGAGTATATGCGCCGACACATCAAAGACATGATAAATGATATGGGAATTGTTGTCTTATACGGTCCGCTTGAAGCTAAAGGTATGTATGTGGATG